AAATGACTTAATATTTTTTTTAATGATGGTCTTTTTGATGGCACAATGTTCAGCAGTTTTTTAAATTCATACAGCTGTCTATATTTTTTATGTGTAAATGCCTCAGTGATATTAATTTTCATTGATGTATTGCACACCATGTTATCTTGTTTTACACCCAGTTTATCAATTATTTCCTTTTTTTGATTATCAATACTGCTTCCAGTAAAAAGAGGAAACCCTGTGATTATGTAGTAACATACTACACCAATTGCCCATGCATCAAGTTTAATAGGATTGACGATTTGTGAATCCGATAATATTTCTAATGGTGCAACATATAATGTTGGAAGTGATACATTGGTTTGCCGTTCACTTTTAGATGAATTTCCAAAATCAATTAATTTGCATACTTGTTTTCCATTTATCACATCAATCATAATATTTGCCATGCTAATGTCCCCATGATAAAATCCCATCTCGTGCAAATAATTAACTGCATTTGTTAAATCATGCATCACAGAGATTTTATCAATTTTACTGATATCATAGTGCAGCAAATTTTTTCCACAATTTTCCAAAAATAAATAGATACCACTAGAATCATAATCAACAGCTTCCATTTTTACAATATTAGGGTGATCTACTTTTTTCAATGTATTTAATTCTCTCAAAACTTTTATATTGATACCAGATACTGAATCAGACTCAATATATTTTACAATACATTTTGTTCCATTGTATGTACATACTGCTACATAACCATCATTCATGGCAGTGATCAATTCAAGAATAATACATATTCCAAACTTTGTCACAATAGTTTGTGCCATGTTCTTATGTATAGATATTATCATATTGTTATCTACTGACAATATGATTTATCAATTTTTTATAAAAAAAGATAATAATCAGATAATCAGATAATTCATCTGGTATCTTTCGACACAATCCTCAAATTGTATCAGTACAATTCGCAACCATTTGTATGGATCACGTTCAGCCAAAATAGCATCAATTATATGTGTTGCAGTATCTATTACATTGAATGCTTCATTATGATTGAATATACTGAACAATATCATCGATTCTGTATAAACTATATGCAAAATTATACCAAAAAGTTGTCTATAATCTTTCTTGGTCAACAGATCATCAAATGGAACACCATATTTTTTGTTCATATGTGTCAATTCACGTGGCGTCAACAGGATCCGTTCATCAGTTTGTATCATTTTGACCCGTCTTAATACTCCCACACATGTCCAAAGTATTTCTTTTTTCATTTGGATATAAATTTTAGTTTGTTCAATGACACATTTTACATCATCTACTGGTCCGTGTGTTTTTAAATCATTGACATAATTAACCAGCTTGTGTAAATCATCATTATACAAATAGGGATTGAACACCAGTAGTCTACCATGTGAATCAACTGAGTAACAAAAATTACAAACTGGATCTTCCAAATCAATATAACAACCACCATCATTTCTGGCTGCAAGACCAAAAATAATATGTCCTCGATGTTCTCCCAATCTGGCATCATACAACAAAGCTACATTCTGACAATTTTTCCCTGAAAAATCATGAAATATTGTGAGCCAGTGCTTTTCAATTGATCGCGCAACTAAATCATCAATAAAGGATTCAATATTGACTGAACTACATCCTATACATAGATTATCATCACCAAAATATGACACATAATTTCTAAAACAATAGACATGCATATTCTTTGATACATTGTGAAATACATTATCAATTCTAGAATCAGCCGCCCATTCACTGTTAATTTGTACATCTGACCACTTACTGCTTTTGCTCATATGATTTGCAGTGATAAATGGTAGGGGCTCAAGTTCGGGATCAATCAGAAAAATATGAATTGGAACACGAGGATGTTTGTTTTGTAAATTTTTCAAAAATATGGGGTGCTGTTGATTGGTCTTTTCTGGTATGTACCATTCTCCTTTTGTTGCATCATATTTTTTTGTATGTGCAGCCGAACCAATTGATACAAAAACTGTTGTGTGTGGTTCACTCACATGATCTATTGAGGCTAAACATTCCTCCAGAAATGACATTGATGTCATGTTATTGATACACATTATAAAACACTATGAATATACAACATTTTGCCTTTATCAATTTTTTATGGATTAACAAAAATTGATAAAAATACAATAAGTTAAAGAATATTATGTATAATCACCATATAGATCATGTCCGCAAATCCACTTTTATTGCCAGCAAAAAAAGATGCTGATACAATTCGCAAAGAAGTTTTGACAAATATTGTAAAAATGTTAACATATAGAAAATGGCTTAGCGGTGATAAAAAACAAAAAAATATAGATATGCTGCTAAAATTGCATGAAAGTTCGGGAACAGATGATACTGTCTATAAATTACAATTGGATGTAGATTTGAGAACCATACCCTTTTACGAATTTCAGCAAGATCCAAAAGATGCAACTGATAAATCAAATATATTTGATGGCAAAACAATTGTCATCAAAATTGTTCAACAAAAAGTGACTGGTGTAAACAAAACACCAGTCATATCAGAATTTTTAACGACATATAAAAACTGTCACAAGATTTTAGTTGTTGATTCAATATCTGAAAAACCAAGACACCAACTTGAAACAACATTATATACAGAAGTATTTGAGGAATCAAATTTCATGATTAATTTGACTGAACACTCAGCGTCTCCACAATATGAAGTATTAACACCAGAAGAAACTGATGCATTTTTGGCAGAATACCAGGTGACAAAAAGAAAATTGAGTAAACTTGAAGATACCGATGCAGCTTCAAAATATTTATATCTAAAAAAGGGACAAATAGTTAGAATTCTTAGAAATAGTGAAGGATCTGGTGGATCTGTTGGATACAGAGTTGTAATTCATAAGGGAATTGCAAAATTATAGTTTTTAATGTTTTGATCCAGGAGGTAAAAAATTATTTGTAGGTATTGCAAACCTGTCAAAATCCCTGACTGATAAATAATCACCATAATCACTATCAACATATGGTTTATCAATAATCTTTTCTTTTTTTCCATTGATCCTAAAATCAAGTTCGATATTAAGACGTTCCATTAATTTATTATTTGTAAGATCAGACGTTAATTCATTTTTAAATTTTGGATCAATTGCTGTATTTGTTTTATGACTTTCCCAATGTTGTTCCATGGGACCTCTCTTTTGATATACCTGTTGTTTTTCTGTTGTGATGCGTTTTTCAATGCTTTTAGCTTTTAATAAAATAAGATCATCAATTATTGCATCACTTTTTTCCTTTTTAATTTTCTGCTCTTCACTTTTTTGTTTTATAATTTTTTTTAAAATCATTTTTGTAACCTTATCGTCACAATTATAATATTCATCTTTGAGTTTACCTAATGACATGTTTAAAAAGTTTTTTGCACGAGCATCCGTCATCAATTTATAAAATAACAATGCATATTTTTATTATCTAAATCATCACATTATTATTCATCTATTGATTCATCATCACTAAAATCATCATCAGCAGGGTCAAGTATATTCACCATTGGAATTATTTCATCATCTGTTGGGTGATATTCATCAATAATTGTAAAATTTATATTTTTTATCATTTTTTCACAATTACATGACTGCGCTTGTGATAGTACATGTTCATATTCAAGGCGTTCAATTGGAACATTATTTGGTAAAACTGTTGATTTTATGAATGTGACATATTTTTCAATGCTGTATCTACTTTTCCAAATCATATATTTTAAAACCCTGTATATATATGGAGTAAATTTATAGTTGGACTTATCAATACAATATTTAATTAATCCATCGTCATGTCCTGCATACAAAAGCATATTTATACGAGCTTGTGTAAGAAAATTTTTCACACTTGGATCATATTCAATCAAAAAAGATATAATTTCCACTGTTCCATGATTCAGCACAACAGTTTTCAATTCATCATCTATATCACCGACACTTAAATATGTTTTAATCATATCAATAACAATTCGATCTTCAAATGTATAACATTTAATAAATTTAGCAAATGTACTAGCTTCGGGTTTAATGCCAAATGTAACATCAAAAAAATGCAGAAACTCGTGATCTCCTTTATAATTACTTGTGCTGTCGATGTAAGCCTTGTATATTTCCATCAAATCTGGCATTTTGTATTTTTCCAGCTCTGATTTTAAAATTTCAGGCTGTACTTTTTGCAGAAATACAAATGTACTAAACAGACTAGAATCATATATATTTTCCTTCATGTTTTTTTTGCTTTCAATATACCTATCCCAAGATAAATAATGACTACCATTGCGATATGTTTCCTGAACATTTTTAAATTGATCAATTGTTATCTTAACTAATTCGGGTGTAATCTTACTAATTGCATCCTTATCTGAATATAAATAGGTTATTAAATCATAATTTTGGACAGTAAATATTGCAGTATCAAATTTCAATAATGATATATTATGTGTGGATGCTATTTTCGTAATAAGATTTGTTATCATGCACTTGGCATTTTTAGAATTCATACGGAATATTGTCTGAATACCAGTTAAACTTATAAGTTTATTTAGGGCAGTCTTGATCCCAAATTTTTTATTTTTAATTAATACATTAAAGTATTTTTTAAACGTCCGAAATTTTGGTTTACCTATCCGGGCGTTCCATGATCTCCCAGCAATAATATCATATACATCCTTGGTTTTTAATTTTATTCCTAACACATTCAAACAATATTCCACAGAATTATCATAACCCATAATTAACGCACATTTAAGCATATTTGGTGAGATTTGGAATTCTGATTTGTGCAAGAATTTTAACATTTCGATATATTGTGTATTTGAACACCGGCACAACTCATAATTACTTGATCCCTTGTATTTCATTTTTAAATTATTGATCATATAATTTGCAACATTAAAATTATTATGACGAATCGCATTTGCAACATACATATTTTGTTGTTGAAATTTAACAGCATTTATCATTCCCATCATTATTACTTTTTCTAATAATTCACTATCATCACATTTTATCAGGTAATATATATGCCGATATGACATTTTTATCCTAAATGCATTTCTTTGTTTTTCTGGAACACTGGTCATTAATTCAACAACTAATTTAAAACATCTGTGAAATAGCAAATAATTAATAAATATTCTAATCTTGTCAAATACAACAGATATATTTTTTAATCTGCATAACTTTATAAATTCACACAATGTATTCTGATTATTTTTTTGTATACATGAGGTCATGTCAAACTCATAATATATGCGTATTTTATTCACAATTTTATCCCCAAATCTGGATGATAATGAAAACCTTCCGTATCTTATTCTTCTTCTATTTCTAATTATTCTATTTTTTTTGACAGTTTTTTTCTTGTTTAGTTTCGTTTTCAAACCAAAACAATTTATCACATTTTCAGGTGTCATTGCAACATTATTATTTATTAAAAACATTACAATATTTAACAATTTATGCTTGCTAGCATAGTTCATTAAATCAGTGTTAATATTTGATTGTACACTTTTAGGTTTATTTTTCATCAAAACGTCACTATAACATTTTGCAAATATAGTATGTGTACATTTACATAACAATTCAAATATTTCATTTTGTGTTTTATTTTTATCATCCATTATCTTGACACATTCATCATAGTTAGCACTTTTAATAATCAATTCATCCAATCTATTTTTAATATCATATCCATATGACACCATTTTATGCAATTGGATTGTATCCTCAATCTTATTTATAAATTTGGGATTAACTGGTCTATATCCAAAAAGATGTGCATAGGCAATAATGTCAAAAAATTTGTGTGTTGCCAATTTCACAAATATATTTGTGAAATCAATGTTAGGTTTATAGGTATCAAACACAGAACACAATAAATATCTCCATTTTATATCATTCGTTTTTTTTAACATTATAAGGGCCTGCATAATAACTTTTTGCGATAAGCCAAACTTTGATATCCATTGTGTGAAAAATAATGATGGATATTTATTATGAATATTAGCCTCGAAATATTTTTTCTGCCATTTACTCAAGTGAATTTCAAAAAATTTAGGGTCATTTTCATCAAATAAATTTTTTTCATACATTAGTTGAGTTAGCTATTTCACTGAAAACAAATGTATTTTGTGGACTCAAAATTAAATAATCAATTTTTTATAAAGATATATACTATGTAATGACCGATCATATTGAATCGACAGGCAAAACATTAATAAATGGACCCATAAATGCTGCACGTCTTGTTGGCACAATTGATGGACACGAAAAAGTAATATATTTATTTTTTGATTTTCACATTTCTGTTCTGTATCAAACCCAATGTCCATCATATCTAAGTGAGGACTTTGTTAGATATTTCGTTAAAACAATTAAGAAAACAAATAAAAAAAAAATGTTTGACTTTTTCTTTGAAATTGGTCCCACTTTTGGTGATGGTCCAATGCCCGAATATCGAGGAAGATATATTGATGAAGTTTATCGATATTTTAGATCATCTATTAATGTGGTCAATGCTAATAATGATTCTAAACAAACAAATGATTCTAAACAAACAAATGATTATAAAAAGACAGTCAATAAGGGATCAAAATATGATACAAATCTCAGACTACACTACATAGATATTCGGGATTATCTCAAAACAGATATTAACGTATATTGTAATGAAATGCATGTTCATCTTGATACACTATTGTGCCATCACAATGTCAATATGTCAGCCATTGATAGAGTAGAAGAATTGCTAGATATGTTACAAACAGAAATTCATAATACTACATCACATCTTGAAACTTTTGGTTCAAAGACAAAATCATCAAGATTAACAAGATCATCTATTTCAGCCGATGCAAAGGGAAACTTCATTAATGATGTATTTAAAAAACTATTCAGCAAATATCAAAATAATGACATTAAACAAAAAATACTGCATGATTCAGGTATCATATTATCAATACAAAAAATACTAAAAAATACATATCAACATATTGATAACATGAAACAAGTAATAACAGACTTTAAAAAAATCTATGTGCCATCAAATGTATTAGTCAAGGGACATTATGGTGAATATACATATGGTACTGATCAAGAAACACGACTTAAATTTGCCTCAAACTTGACAATACTGTTTCTTGAAATAGATTATGAAATATTGGTTATGTATGCACTTATCATTGATGTTTATTTTATGAGGAGATTTTTAGACAAATCATATATTAATAATGGTGTTCTATATGCAGGTGCTATGCATTGCGCCAATTGTTTACACATGTTAGTGAAACAATTTGATTTTAAAATAACACATATTGCATATTCTGCACATGACATTGACACATTGCACAAAGAAATAAAAAAAAGTAATTTTACCAGTGAATTCATGATGCATTTTTTGAAACCTGTATTTTCTCAATGTGTTGATCTGTCAGTCTTTCCCAAAAATTTTGATTAAAATCATGTGTTCAAAATAAATATAATATATTCCTTCAACATATTATATGCAAAAATCTTTTGGTTCTCACCATTCTAGTTCACATTATGATGAACAATTTGACAGTATTCTAAATCATGGTAAATTTTATTATCCTGCATGGAAACATTATGAAAAAAGAGTTACTGTTATATGTGATCGATGCAAATCAAATGACCTATCTGCCTGTATTGGATTAGGAGGTTCTGATTTGTGTATGATGTGTGTAAGTGAATTGACACGACGTCCAAGCCATAATCATAGTCCCATAAGACATGATTATGACTATGGTTTAGATGATGAATTTTTGGTGCGCAAAACGCCATACTAATATTTTTATTACTAATAACACAAAATATATTGTGTGTTATTTTGTTCGTCTACTTATGTTATCATCACTGATGACACGAATTTTATCAGCTATCACTTTAATTTTTGATTTGATCACCCTATCATCTTTATAGGTAAGTTTTAATTTTTTCAATCCGTGCAGACAATTGTTTAGATCGCTCGTAATATTATTTAACTTGTGAAGTAAATCCTTGTCATCTGGTACCAGTTCAAGTTTGGCTAACAATTCGTGTGAATGTGTACGTGCTGATGCAACCAGTGCTGATATGAAATCAATTGTAGTATCTCGACTATCGCCAAATAAGGATCTCCAGAATATTTGTGCATATCTGGTATCAATATCTAATGATTCGCCTCCTTTTATCCTCAATTTTTGGTCTTCCTCAAGCTGACCAATTAATTTAAGATTGATAAGTGTGTCATCGTATGTAAATTCTCGTTGCTCTATTTTAGCACCATCCTTTTCGACATCTTTGACATCTTTGACAGATTCAGATTCCTTATAATCGTTTTCTTTTTTATCACTGTCTACATACTCCCGGGCCATAATGGGGGACACAGGGGGCTTTTTCTGTTCGGAACCATCATACATATTCATCATGGTGCTTTTGTATTATACTAAGAAAAATAATGTTATACCCCATCTGTAAAAAATTCAATCTTTTGTGTTACAATTGTTATTATTTTTCCGAGATATTAGTATATACTATGACAACAACTCTCAATAAGATAGATTTGTTTTTAACATTTGACGAATTTTTATCAAAAGGACATGAGGGTACAGAAACAAACAAGATATATTCTAATATGAAAGAGTTATTTAAAAAATCATATACTAAACAAATTTTTGGGAACATTATGCAAAATAAGAATACTGATGATATATTTGATGGACAAATAAACAATGAAATTTATAGTAATGCATATGAGACCATTATAGAAAGTGAAACATATCACAAGAAATATTTTCAAAAAAAACCAAATGAACCGGTTGTAATGATGACTGACGATAAAATAGATGGTATGCCACTGGTATTTTTGTGCTGCATAAGTTGTGATAGTCATTGTACATGTTTAACAATAATTCGTGAGAATGTGTCCATAACTAAAGACTGCACATACACTGTAATATATACAAATACAGGAAAAGGTGTCGCATATCATTCGTTTGATGAAACTGTTGAAAACCCGGGGAAAGGGTTTACATCATCGGCATTTTATGGAATTACTCGGGATCAAATTAAACGATTATTTTTTATCGTTATGACATTTCAAAATGATATTAACAATATGGAATCATTCTATTTTTTCATGACAAATGTGTTGACCGATAACAAATGCATTGAATATCAACATATGCCATATGATCAAATAACACAAGCGATGGCAGACGCAAAAATAGCAGAAACAAAAGCAGGTCTAGACGCAGCAAACGCAACACAAACTGCTGCAGATGCAGTATTTGCAGCAGCAGATGCAACAACAGACCCAGCGGCATATGCAGCTGCAAAAGCACAGGTTGATGCAGCCACAACAGCAGTAAAAACCGCTGAGAGTATCGCAAAGGTGGCCGCGGTAGAAGGTGATAGTAAAATAACGAGACGTATCACTGGTAATTATCAAAATACTGGAGATTGTGGATTTAGAGGACCATTAACGGCATGGTTTAATATTGTTATATATCATATGTGCATTAAAGTACTATCATCAATAACTTCTTCAATAACTTCTTCAATAACTTCTCCAATTCCACGCAACGAGATGCTTACTAATTTTAAATCAATGTTGTCAAATAAGAATATGTTTGATTTATTTGATAAATTTACAAATTCTATTGGATTGGTTGCAATTGATAAGACACTCACTAAAATGGAAGACGACATAACCAATTCTATATTTCCCGAACAAGCAATTTTTGAAGCAATATTAGAAAAAATAAGATCATATACCGAACAGTATAATTATGCAAATAGTATAGATGGTATAGTAGATGAAATCAAGACTAAATATTATCGTCTAATGGAGATAATAAATACACAATCAAAAATAATAAAGCTCAATACCATCGAAATCACAACACCGCCTGCTCAAAATATTTCGCGGGAACCTCTCAAAATCGGCAAAATTAAACAAACATCGCAAAGTCCCTCATTAATTGATATTATGAAATCATATGCAAATCTTTCTTCACTCGACAATCTTGTGAGATTGTATCAGGCATTCAATAAATATCCAGAAAAAAATAAAGAATCGATTGATTACCATGTGTGTGAACTATTTTTGGCTCGGGCACCAATGAAAATTATTACATCAAAAACAGAAACATACAGGGATAAAACCTCTGAATTTATTAACGAGCTTATTGAAATGTATCATATAGTATGGAACACATTAGAGACAAATTATAAACATATTTATGATTTTGCATGGATTTATATATTTTACAGATTGTTCCAAGATAAATTAAATATATCATCATTTACAATTCCGTATGTTAAAGGCATAGATGAAGCTGATAATAATTATGTGCAAAATATATTAGAGACAAAAAATAC